AAGCTCTTCAAATGACATGTTGGACACTGATTCAATAGCTTCAGCGGTAGCTTCTGGATTACTCATATTAGGAACGCCATTTACGCTCGGCGGTGCGATTCGCGAGGACGTTAACGCAAAAGTAGTGCATTTGTCAATAGTAAACATTTGCAATCATGTTTTTTATGCAAAATAAAACCCGTAGAGGGTTTAATCTCTACGGGTCTATGAACACAAGAGCCGAAATAACACAGCGAGGAAATAAAAGCAGAATGTGGACGGATGTCAACCTTCTTTTCTCAGGAGAATCAAAAGCTCGTCTAGCGTAGAAACACTGCCGACGATTTTCATAACCTCGTTTGGTTCTACGCATTGGCGCAAGTCACCAAAGAAACGCTCGCGCTCATCTCGGATGAATTGGATAATTGCTTTGAACTCGTCGCGGTCGGATAGAGCTTCAACAGCTTGGACAATAGTAGGCTTGGGTAGTGATGTCATTTGAATGGACTAAGTTTTTTATCTAATCTAAGTTTAGCGTGTTGAATTGCTTTCTGCATAATAGCTTCTGGAATTGGCTTCTTATTTGGAATAATATCATTTTGCATCAACGTAATTTCATCCTTGCTTAGTGTAGGAACAAGTGTTGGAAAGTCAATTTGTTTTCCATTAACTTGCACGGCTTTACTTTGCGTAGAATATTCTGTAGCAACTGATCCATCTGGAAGTTTTATTTCTCCAAGAAATCCTGTATTTTTCTTAGATCCATCTGGACGCTTGCCATAATCCTTCTTTAATATTAACGGTAAACCTGTTATTGGGTATGGCATAGAATTGCTTTATTATTTTTTTGCTTTCTTTTTAGGCATCTTGCCCATCTTGATTTCAATTTCAACGTAACCTTTGCCTTTACCTTTACGTTCCATCTTTTCGTGGTTGCAACCACATGATTTAGTTTTCTTCATAGAGTTATTTGCGTTTTGACATGCCAGCTTGATTTAGCGCAATAGCAATTGCTTGTTTGCGATTCTTTACGACAGGGGCTTTCTTTGGTCCTTTAGGATCACGTCCAGCGTGAAGCGTTCCAGACTTGTATTCGCCCATCACCTTGCCTACTTTGGCTTGCTTTGCAGCTTTTGTTTTTGGTTTTTTCATAGAGTTATTTCATTGATTTGTGTTTGTTTCTATAGTAAGCACTTTTACTTTGCGCTCCAGCTAGCATCCACGATTCTTGTTTGTATTCGTAAGGCAAGAGAACAATGTTCTTATCACCAGATTTTTCCGCTTTAATAATGTTTGATGTTCTTAAAACTCCGTGACTTCTCCCAAGGTTTTTTCTCCTAAACCATTTTGAAACAATATTGCTTTTTACACCAAATCTGTTTCCAGCTATTTTTAGACTATCAAATGATTCAATTTTACCACACTCATAATAAAAAGTGTATTTGTTTTTTGTTTGAGATTGAGACATTTTTCTTTTGTGTTCATCGGAGAATTTTGCTCCAGCCATTGGAGCCTTAGCACTCTTGCAGAAATTTACGCAATTTTCATTTGAAATATGCTCATCGAGATATTCTTGTTCTTCATCGAGAATAAAGCTTGGGTCGCAGTATTTAACTATCTCAAATGTTAGCGAGGATTCGCCATACTTATCAAATATACGCTGAAGCCTTTTGTTCCTATGGCATCCAGATCTAAGTTTTCCAAGATGATTTTTAATCCTAGATTTTAAATTTATGCTGCTACCATAATAGAAATGGTTATTAGCAACGCAGGTTATTCTATAAATTCCAGAATTTTTTACCTCCTGCTGACTTTTCCCGAACATTTCCATTTTTTCCGACTTAAGTTGTTGGGTGTATTAGGATCATTTTGCTGGGCTTCTGGCAAGCGTTTTTTGATGCCGTAGCTTCTAGCGCAATAACTTGACCCTTTTTGGACGGACGAATACGATCCCCACCGTCAGCAGCTTTACCTGCTTGCCCATACTTGATGGTCTTCTTGCGACCAGTAGCTGGGTTTGTGATTACTTTTTTGAATCGTTTTTCCATTACTTCAATTTACGTTTAATTTTACGCTCTTGCTTAAGCATCTCTTTTGTTGGTTTTTTACCAGAGCCTTTAGCATCGCGGATATTATCCCACATCCCACGTTGAGAGTAGGAACCGTCAGCACGTTTGATTAACTTCTTCATTGCTCCATCCCTTGTGTTGTTACACCGCCCATTTCAGCGGGTGCTGTTCCGATACGTCCAATCTCAGCGTTCTGCGCCTGTTGTAGCTGGAAGTTTGTTTTTATCCAACCCTCAACCCATTGGTCACGCATAATCATTTCCTGTGGAGATGGAGGTGTGTCATGTTTAATCAAATTTTCTGATGCCCATAAAGGGCGAAGATTTGTGAAATGAGAAAATATACGGACATCCTTTTCGTTTTTAGCAAGACTTATTGGGAAGAAATGGTCAATGTGCCAATCACCCCTATTCTGCCAACCCATTCCGTCAATGAATTGATCTTCTAGAAACCGCTTGCAAATATATGGGTCTGCTCCAAGCATCCGCCTAGAGGGGATGGACTTGTTTGTTCCGTTTCTTTTTTTCAACGCCGCCAATCGCATTCTTGTTAAGAATTTAATGGCGTAAATCGGATCATTTTTCATCTTGATCTTGTGGGTATCAACACGTCTTTTCTTTACTTCAACCCGACTTCCTCTTTCCTTATCTTTTTCCCTTATATTTATTGCGTATTCTGGATTTGACTTAAGTTTTTCTTTTTGTTGATTACGTAAAGTTTTCCTCCTATTATCAAAGACTTCTTTTGAAACCCAATACTCTCCGTTTGGATATGTGGGACCTCGCTGAACAAAAACAAGATTATTTATTGGGTTTATGTCTCCGTATTTAGGCATTATTGTTGATTCATGTCTTGAAGATTTATACCACCCATTTCAGCGGGAGCAACTCCAATTTTTCCGATTTCAGCATTCTGGGCTTGTTGTAGCTGGAACTGGTAGGCTCCAGCATACTTCTGCAAGCGAGCCGCAAAAGCCTCGTCCTGCTGCGCTCTAGCCGCAACATCGGGTTGCTGAACGTATGCCTGTACCATCTGCATGGCAATCTGCGCTCCGTTTGGTTGAGCGGGAACTTCGATGCCAGCAAAGATTTTAGCAAGGTCATCTGTGACGTTCTTCTGAACCTTCTGTTGCGCTTCTTCAACTGGCTGCAATACGTAGTCGGCAAAGATAGGATTGATCGACGATGCAGCAAACTCAAGCAGTTTGTTGATGTCAAGAATGCCATTACGATCAAGCTGAGTAAGCGATACCATATTCTTCAACTGAGTCTCCGCTGTTTCTGGATCACTAGACAAGGAGTCAAATGACACCATGATTGAGAAGTTCTCATCTGCGCTGCCTTTCGTCATCACTTGCGGATTTGGATTGCCAGTAACTTGGAAGAAGATTTCATCAGGTCCCATACGTTGATAGAGTTTCCATGCCATTGTAAGCACGTCTTTAACGTGGTCTAAGAACTTGCCAATGTAATACTGCTGGCGTGCCGATGATAGCGGATTTGTCAAATCCAATCCAATCGCACGGTCTGCTTGTCCACGCATGGAAAGCTCGCTTTCAACAGAGCCGTCATCCCGTGGGGGAATAGGACCGAATGCGATTTCACCTAATCGGCGATATGGCACTCTACGTCCAGGACCCCAATCGGATGGTGGGCGACCAGCAGGGTGCATAATCGGAGGCAATGTTGCCAAAGACGCACGGTCGATACGACTGTCACGTTCTGTCTTGATTTGCATCTGTGGACCACGAAGAATGTCAGAGAACGTTTGAACTTCATACATCCGCTTCTGATCGTTAGCTAACCGAGTTACCACAAATGGGTAGTCGTCGTAACCGTTGAGAAGCTCATGCTTTGCATATCCATCAGTTTGTGGATGGAATACTGTGCAGTAAATGCCCTCAGAACCATCATCCTCGTCAATTAAACGCTGATACGCATAGACCACCATGACAAGATCGTTGTCGTCAGTGATTGGCAAGCGAGTCTGAGTTTTTACTTTCTCGCCATCGAGATACATGGAGTCTTTTCCACGCAGATTTTCAATAGCGTTATCCACCCATTTACGATCCCATCCTTCGTTCGTCACCTTCTTCTCAAGCTCTTGAGCCGTAAGGAATGTTCGCCAGAACATGTATGGTGCGCGTTGTGGATCTGAAATATAAGATGGGAACATCACCTCGCCATCAGGAGCGCAAGCATAGACTACAGGACAGTCAACAGTTTGGCGTGATAGCGGGATTTCAGCAACACCCATCTTGCGTAGGTCTTTGATTGCCTTCTTCGCTCGCTTAGTAGATAGGTCAGGAAATGAGTCTTGAAGCAACTCAATCAACATATCGTCGTCTTGCTCACTTAGAATCAACTCAACAAGATCAGGCGATGCTTGCTGGATTTGCTCAAGGCTAACGCTTTGTAAGTAAGTGCGTTTCTCACGATTCCAACCAACGTAGGTAACCATGATGCCCTTCTCCATGAGATAGTTGCCACCAAGTTCCATTTGACGCTTGAAGTCAGGAATATAGGATGCTCGCATCCATTTTAGGAAGCCAGAAACCACCGCTGCTTTTGGCATTGCTGCCATAGACGTTGGGAACGCTTTGATGTGAGAGCGAGACAACGCTTGGTCAAACAGCGCAACATACATGTCGATACGCTCGCCAACTACGTTCACCTCTTGGTCAGATGCGCCTTGCCATGGGAAAGCGTTAGCTCCATTCTTGCGTAGGTCATCCGACTTGCCATCCCAGATGTTTCTGCGGTCGTTGTAAGAACGCAGGCACGATTCAAAATAGTAATCTAGATCAACTAGGCAGGTATCGTAAGCATTGGATAATGCACCAATATCAGGCTTCTTGTCTAAATAAACAAGGGATTCATCTTCGATTTGTTGAATGTCATTCATGCTGTATATTGGTAGTAATCCTCGGGTTCGGAATTGACGAGAATAACATTAACTTGCTTTCCTAGCAAGCCTTTTGATATTTGAGCGGGACATTTTACATTGACGCTGAATCCGTCGATCCGCGCTTTTAGCCATGTCGGGTTATTGCAGACACCTACAATCAACGCTTTCAATGGCGATTCTTGTATGTCTTGCACAATTTCTTCAACAACCTTAGCGGGTCGCCCTCGTTTCTTTGCTTCTTTTTTGGTATTCATATTAGTAACCTCCACCTCCTTGGATTGTGGCTAAACTTACGGAACTGTCAACATGATCTATTCCTGAGATTGCGGCATAGCGTAAAACGTCTATAGGATCTTTCCAAGCTTCCTTTAATCCGCCATCTCCCGTGTATTCTGACAATGCTTGGATGATATTCTCGCAATCGGAACTGATGTAGAAATGTGGACGGTTGATTGCATCCAGCGGCTTGCTTGTGTCCCATGCCATTTTCCCAATCAATGCCTGTAATCCGTCATCAATATCAAGTCCAGGTGCAGGAATGCAAACCATGCCAGCATCATTCAAATCTTCGATAATGGAAGATGATCCATCCTGCACTTGATACTTTGCAGCACCAAGGCGCGGGTCAATCAATCGTTCAAAGATTTCTTCTTCGCCTTCCATTTCTTCGATAAGCTCAACGTAGTCGCGAATGCCAAATCCTTGTCCTTTAGCTCCCTCTCCAGGCATCCACTTACCACCGCGCCATTCAGCCCAGTCACCAACATCTACGCTAGGCCATTCACGGTACACCCACATTGTGCCAGTCTCATCCACTGCAATCCAGCACATGAACCAGTTTTTAGATCCAGCAGGGTCGATAACGTGATACTTGGTGATGTTGTTTCTGGGTATCTTGTCAGGCTCCACCACGTTCACGATCTTGTTGAATTTCGGGAACTTGGTAGCGTGTGACTTCATCGGCACACCATAAGCACGAATAAGGATTTCCTCCCGTGTTCTACCTTTCAGTGTTTCCTTAATGCGGTCGTATCCACCAAAGGCATTGTCTTGCGAGTGGAAGTAATGCACGGAAGCATTTAACTTCTTCGATCTCTGGACGTATGGAACAAGCTCATTATTAAGCAGTTCAGCTTCTCGGCTTTCGATAGTTGTCGCACCATCAAGATACTCCTTGATAACCTCAGTCCACCCGTCAATCGGCGTAAACGTCACAAGCATCTTGGAGTTCCGAGTAGCAAGACGGAATCGCATGGTATTTATCAACTCTGGACCAAGAAGATATTCGTCAAGCCATACGCCAATGTTGTGCCAGACTGGATTGCGAGAACCAAGTTCAGCACCTTCCAAAATCGTAGGGTTATTTTGATATTGTGAATATGTCTTGAAGATGATCTGCGAGCCGTTAGGAAGAATTAGCGAAGAATCTGTGAATCCAGTTTTCTTCTTGTAGCTGATATAAGCATTTGCGCTTGTGTATTTTGTCTTGAGATATTCAGGAAGCCATGCCCATACTGCGCTTTGTTGCTGGCGAATAGACACCTCGGACGTTTGCGCAAAGCAGAATATCTCAGAGTTAGGATTTTCTACCGCAGCGCGGACTACAGAGAATGCACCCCATTGAGTTTTGCCCGAACGGTTACCTCCCAATGCTAGGATTTCATTGACTTCTTGAAGTTGCTCCTCGGCTTTTACCCAGTGAGGCAAGCGAAATCCATACTGATACGGATCTTTCTCAGCATTCTCAATAGCTTCGTGATAAATGCGATGGATAGATAGCACCTCTTCTGGTGTCATCTGAATCAGCTCCTCATCCGTGGGAGGTTTTAGAATCTGATGTTGTCTCCAAATCATACTGTTTCCGCTTCAACTACTTTACCTTTGGCAATACGGCTTCTTGCTTCGTTGATGAGATTGGCAGCATCATCGAGACTTGCACCCTTACGATGCTCAACCACGGTTGTCGCCATGCCAGTAAGCTGTGCCGCTTTGTCTGTGAGAATGCCAACGGTGATTGCCAGCTTCTCAGGGGAGATTTTAGCAAGGCTATCAGGATCGTCAAAGAGTTGCGTAGCTCGCTCAAACAACAAGTCAGTGTATTCCTGCGCTGCAATAGCGTAACGCATGGAAAACTCTTTACGCTTTGTCTCTAGCGTATCGTTGTGCCGCCATTCTAATTGGCGAATAGTCTCCCTGCCAACTCCAGTTTTCTTAGAGATTTCAGTAATCTTGGCTCCTTGAGATAAGAGAAACAATGCTAATGCAGCCTTGTGCGGCGCGTAATGTTCTATGTTGTTCCGTGGCAGCAACTTAGCACGTTCTCTTACCTCAAGAAACCACTCGCTCTTGTC